GGTCGGCAAGGCGCCCGGCATCGCCAGTATGTGGATACCCCAAATAGATGCATACGCAACAAATAGAATTGCCGCAGACCGAATACGCCCGGCTGCGCGGCGTTGCGGTTAGCCGGATCCGCGAGAACGTGGCGGCCGGCCGGCTGAAAGCGATCCGCAAAGGCAAGGCCGTGGTGATCAATGTCGCCGAGGCCGATGCCGTCTTGAAGCCGCGCGGCTTGGCCGAGGCGTTGGCTGCGGCCGAGCTAGCGGCCGGGCCGGTGCCGGCGGCCGAGCCCGGGCCGGTAGCCGAGCCTGCGCCGGAGGCCGAGGTGGTGGAGGCGATATCGGCGACGGCGCTAGCCGCGGATCCCGGCTTGCAACAGGTGGTCGGCCTGACGAAAGCCCGGACTGTGCGCGAGGAATACCGCGCCCGGCTGGAACGCCTGCAATACGAAACGCGCATCGGCCGGGTGGTGGAGGTGGCCGCGGTCACCCGGGCGATGGAACGGGCCGGGCACGTCCTGGTGCGGGAAATGGAACGGATCCCGCTAGCGGCCGAGGACATCGCCGCGGCGTTCACCACGGGCGGCGTGGTGGCGGTGCGGGCCGCATTGCGCAAGGTGGTGCGCGATCTCCGGCAGAGCGTTTCTGACAATCTCCGGCTAATCGACAAGACCGAGTCGACCGGTGACGATCTCGGATGACGCGCACTATCCGGCCGCGGCGCCGGCCGTTGTCGAAACGCTAGCTAAGATTTTCCAACTTGTCGACGCGTTGACGCCTGCGCAATGGGCCGCCAAGCATTTGATTGTTCCGGACGGCCCGTATGCCGGGCAGTTGTTCAATGTCGAGCTAGCGCCGTATCTAGTCGAGCCGCTGAATTGTTTTGCGGATGATGATCCGACAAACAAGGTTGTCATCCGCAAGTCGGCGCAGACCGGCTTCACCCTGTTGGCGATAGCGGCTATCGGCCACTCGATTGACCGCGAGCCGTGCCGCATCATGGTGGTGCAGCCAACCGAGTCCGCCCTCGGCGAATTCAACAAAGAAAAGCTTTCGCAGACAATCGACCGATCCCCGGTGCTGCGCAACCGGATAGCGCCGCAGACTTCGCGGTCCTCGCGCGGCTCGACTATCCATGTGAAGCGCTATCCGGGCGGAAGCCTGTCGATGGCCATCGCGACCAGCACCACCCACCTGCGCGGCAAGACCGTTAAAAAGGTGGTGAAGGACGAGGCGTCGGAATATCCCGAGGACTTGGAGGGCCAAGGGTCGCCGCATCAAATGATCGCGGCGCGTTATGAAAGCTTTCTGGCGCAAGGCGATTGGAAAGAGTTTTCGATCTCGACGCCGATTATTAAGGGCGCCTGCTACATCGATGCGGAATTTGAACTAGGGGATCAAAGATACTGGCACGTGCCATGTCCGAATTGCAGCAAAGAATTTGTGTTCACCTTCGGGCCGCAGTTTCAGTTTTCCCGTACCGCGCCGCATGGTGCGCACTACATCGCGCCGTGTTGCGGCAAGGTTATCCAGGCGCATGAAAAGAACACCTTGGTGCGCATGGGTCGCTGGATTCCTATGGCGACGGAAACCGGCCGCTTTCGCAGCTATCACTTTGACAGCATGTCGAGCCCGTTCGTTCCATGGGACATAATCGCCGAGCGCTTCCTTGACTCCAAAGATGATCCTATCAAACAAAAGGCGTTCGACAACCTGACGCTCGGCCGCGCCCATGAAATACGCGGCGACGCGCCGGACCATGAAAGGCTGATGGCGCTGCGCGAGGACTACGAGCGAGCCCGCATCCCACCGGGCGCGTTGCTCCTGGTGGCCGCGGCCGACGTGCAGGCCAACGCGATTTATGTTGAGGTTGTTGCATATGCAGCAGATAGGCAATCGTGGGTGATCGATGCCATCGTGCTCGGCGGCGATACAGATGATCCGGAGCGGGGCGCGTTCGCCAAGCTGGCGCAAGTGTATGACACCAAATATCCGGACGCGTTCGGCAACATGCGCAACATCGATGCCTTTGGTGTGGACTCCGGCTTCCGGTCAAACGTTGTCTATTCGTGGTGTCGCAACCGGCCGGCCACCTTTGCGCTGAAAGGCGGCGACGGTTGGGCTCGGCCGGCGATCTCGATCCCTTCGCTTGTCGACGTTGACATCGCGGGCCGGCGCATCAAACAAGGCGCGTCGCTGTGGACGGTCGGCGTATGGTCGCTGAAGGCGCAGCTATACGCCGCGCTGCGCAAGGTGCGGGTCGCCGAGGGCGCCGAGGTGGAGCCCCCGGGTTGCTGTCACTTCGGTTCGTGGCTTGAAGCCCACTATTTTATCCAGCTAACAAACGAGTATTTGTTGGATGAAAAGATAAAGGGCCGGCTGCGCCGGGTGTGGAAAGAACGCGGGCCGAACCACTTTCTTGATTGCCGCATCTATTGCATGGCGCTTGCCGACTACCTCGGCCTTAACCGGATGACAATGAAAGAGTGGCGCGCTTTGGCCAATCTTCGCGGCGTCCCCGAGGACATGGTTGATCCGGCCAAGCCGCTAATGCGCACACCAAGTCAGGCCGAGGCCGAGGCCGCGGCCGGCATCGAGACAGCACCGTTGCCGGCCGGGCCGCCTATCGGCGCGCCCACCGCGACAGCCAAGCGCCGAGCACCGCCACCGGCTCGGCGTGTGGCGCGTTCCTCTTTCATGGATGGATGGTGACCAATGGCGACGCTGCAACAATTGATCGCGCGACGTGAAAGCCTGCAAGCCGCTATCGCGTCAGGCGCGCAGACCGTCCAGCACGCCGACACTTCGGTAACCTATCGCAGCGTGGCCGACTTGCGCCAAGCGCTGTCACAAGTGGAAGGCGACATCGAGACCCTAACAAACAGTGGGATTGTTCGCTCATACAAGTTGACCAGTAGCAAGGATCTATGACCCATGGCCGCCTTGCAAAAGCTTGCCGCAGTAGCGCGGCGAGCAATCAAAGCAATCTTTCCCGAGCTAGAGGCCGGCCGCATGGCGCGGCGCTTGGCCAATTGGACGCCGAGCCGAGCGCATATCAACACCCTGATCGGTGCGAGCGGAAAGACCGTCCTAGCGCGAGCCCGGTTTCTCACACGAAACAACGGGTATGCGGCGGGCGCTGTCGAGTGCTTCTCGGCTAATCTCGTCGGCACCGGCATACATCCGTCTTGGAAAATCGAGGACGAGGCGGCGCGCGATGCCGTGCGGGACCTGTGGAATCTTTGGGTTGACGAGTGCGACGCCGAGGGCGTGACAAACTTCTATGGCTTGCAACGCCGCGTCGCGCGCGAATTGTTTATCGCTGGCGAGTGCTTTGTTAGGTTCCGCCCTCGTCGGCCAATCGACAATCTATCGGTGCCGTTGCAGCTAGAGCTTTTGCCCTCGGAGCAATTGCCGATAGAGCGAAACCTGTGGCTGGAAAACGGCAACCGTGTGCGGCAAGGAATCGAATTTGATAAAATCGGCCGGCGCGTCGCCTATCACTTTTGGAAGGTGCACCCCGGCGACATCACGCAATCGCAAGGCTTTGGCATCGTCACCATCGTTCCAGCTTCGGAAGTCCTGCATATACATGATCCAATCGAAAGCGGACAGATACGCGGCTTGCCTCGGATGACGCCGGCTATCGTGTCGCTTTGGTTGCTCGATGCTTACGATGATGCCGAAATGGAACGAAAGAAAACGGCGGCGCTGTTCTCGGTGTTCATCAAACGACTCGAACAAACGCCAACCTTCCTTGACCGGCAGGCCGAGGAAGCCGCAGCCGATAGCGGGAAGGACGAGGTTGTTATTGACCTGCAACCGGGTGTCGCGCACCAGCTTAAGCCCGGTGAAGATGTCACGATCGCGCAGCCGGCCGAGGTGGGCAACACCTATGACTTTTTCCAATACCGGAATCTTTGCCGGTTCTGTGCGGCCATCGGCCTGCCCTATAGCGGCGTGACAGGCGACAAGGCGCGCGCCAACTATTCTAACGAGCGCTCGGCTTTGCTCGATATGCGCCGCCGCTTGGAGGCGTTGCAAAATGGTGTCGTCGGGTTCCAGCTATGCAAGCCGGTGCTGCGCCGGTTCCTCGATATGGCCAACATGTCGGGCGCCTTGAAGCTTGCCGGCTATGTCGCGGATCCGAAACGCTACCAGCGAGTCGAGTGGATCGCGCCGCCGTGGGACTGGGTTGACCCGCTGAAAGATCGCATGGCCGAGGTTATCGGCGTCAACTCCGGCTTCAAGCCTCGTTCACGTGTGGTGGAGGCCGAAGGCTTTGACCCGATTGAAAGCGATAAACAAATCGCCGAGGACGCACAGCGGGCAAAGAATCTCGATATCGCATTTGTTGGCGCGCCGTCGCAACAGGCCGTGGCCTCGGCGCCTCCGCCCGGCTCGCCCGCGCCAGCACCGCCCGCGACGCTGCCGCCAAAGGAAGGCGGTGACGCCGTGGCCGCAATGCTCCGGCTTGTCGAAACGTATGAGCGAATCGAGAAAGCCACCGCGGCCTAGAAGGAAAACTAATCATGACCGAATCGCGAACGTGGTTCACCATCAAAGCGAAAGCAAAGAAGCCTGACCCGGCCGAGGACGACGAGGACGAGGACGAGGCCGAGGTTATGATCTATGACGAAATTGGCATGTGGGGCATCGGCGCCGCAGACTTTGACCGCGCGCTGAAAGCATGCGGCCCGGTCAAGACAATCAATATGCGGATCAATTCGCCGGGCGGTGACTCGTTTGCGGGCATCGCGATTTACAACATGCTGAAGTCGCATCCGGCGACGGTCAAGACTCGCGTCGACGGTCTTGCAGCCTCGGCGGCTTCCCTTATCGCGATGGCAGGCGACCGGATTACCATGCCCGAAAATACGTTCATGGTCGTTCATGAGCCCCTAGCTTTCACCATCGGCCCGGCCTCGGTGCACCGCGCTATGGCCGACGATCTTGACCGGGTGGCCGCGTCTTACGCCAGCACATACGCCACACGATCCGGACAGGCTCTCGAGTCCGTCCGAACGCTGATGGCGGAAGATCGTTTGATGTCGGCCGGCGAGTGCAAACAACTCGGCTACTGCGACGAGACTTGCGAGCCTATGGAATCGCGCGCCACCTTTGCCCTCGATCGCGTGCCGGAGAAACATCGCGCCCTGGTCGCATCGATCTATTCCGCCGCGGCCGAGCCCGGCGGTATCGCTTCCGGCGAGCCCGGCGGCGCCGCTCCGGATCCTGCCCTTGCCCCGGGCAGTCCCGCCGAGGTGGCGCCGGCCGTACCCGACCCGGGTTCGCCGGAAACCATTGCCGCGGCCCCCGCGGCGCTAGCGGCGC